GACAGAATAGCAAGTTGTTCTTCTTTGTCATCTGCTGCCTCTTTAATTTTACCTAGAAGACCTTTCTTCTTAGGTTCTTCCTTTTTGACTTCTTCTGGCATCGAATGTTATCAAGGCCCTTCTATTTATCTAAAAGATATTGTTTTTCATTTTCGTATATATGACGCTGACCTGTCTTAAGTTCCCATGCATATACTAGGTCAGGAATTAACCACTGGTCAACACGGTAGCAGTATTGCCAGTTAACTGGTTGGATACAATTCATCACAACCACTTGAAAGAATGCTACCGTGTGAATCCAGATAGTAAACATTACTCTTTAATATATCCGAAGTCTACCAGATACTTTCTAGTAAGAGCAGTAGGTTCATAGATTTCCCACATCTTACCAGTAGCACAAGCAGCAAGAGCATCCTTAGTCATGTTTTCAGTGCGACCTGCCCAACCTGCTTCTGCTTCCCAAGGCACAACATTTTCTGGATATGTACGCTCTGCCATTACACGCCAAATCATAGGAACTTCATCCTCTGGTTTGATGATAGCAATCAAACTGTTATCAATCGATCCTGCCATACAATCCTGTGCTGCATGCCATCCTTCATGACGCATCACCATCATAAGAGAAGCAGGGTCATCCATGTATCTTCCATTTAAGAAAAAGTTATTACTCACAGTGTGATACACACCACGGTGACCATCAGGAAAATACTTTTCATCTGCTAGAAACACTTTAACTCCGACCCGATTGAGAGAAACGAGCATGTTGTTAAATTCATCAGCAACAACTGTATAAGACTTAGTATTAGGATACTGACTAGAAACATCCAAAATACTACCGACTTCTTCGATTCCATCCGTACATTCCCTTAACAACATACATCCCATAGCATCATAAGATTTCATTCCCTTAGTGATTTTATCTTGTGCCATAGCAGGAGTAACTGCTCCAAGCAAAGCACCAGCAATAATCACATTCATTAAATTGTTTTTCATTAAGTGTCTCCAAGTTTTTGAATAAAGTATTCAGCATCAACTACGACTAATGGTTTTTTGCCATTCTTTTTAATGACAACAATAGGTTCGTAATCTCCACAATTTGCAGCAGATTGCTCGTAGGCATCCCAGATATTGAGCTTCTCTACATTCTTACATTCTATACTATAAGGAAACTTTTGTCTAGCTGCTCGTGCCATGATAAGGTCTTCCCCACCAGCACCCATAGACCGAGATTCAATATCTTCTGGATGGACATTTAGTTTTTCAATTAACTGGTCTCTCACCCACTGTTGCAGTCTTCTTCCTTTTGCTTTTGCAGACTGTGGTCGCATAAAAAAATACCCCCATCACTGGGGATATTTAGACTACATTAGTGGGTCATCCCACGGGTCACATATTTGTATTTTATTGCCTGCATTCTCCACGCTTGAGCGAGACTTGACGGACCCTTCGAGAGGAGATCTCTCTCCTCCTGATTGAGTAGGTTTGTCCGTAGGAGGTCTTCCCTCCAACCAGGTAAAGAATATTTTATCACAACTGGAAACCAGCGAACGTATCTTTCTTAACATCTTGTTTAATACCACCGATTACATATGATTCAACCTCTGTCTCTTGAGGAGCAACTTGTAGACCCTTAGAGGACAACCAGTGCTGCGTCCAGGGTAGAGGGTTATTAGACATGGGAGTGTCGAAGACTGGCTTGAGACCGATTGCTCTCATGCGACGGTTGGCAATATACTCAACGTAGGAGCTGAGTAGTTTTTCATTGAGACCAATGATGCTGCCATCCTTGAAGAGATACTCTGCCCACTTCTTCTCTTCGTCAACAGTACGCTTAAATTGCTCTACTGTCCACTGCTCTTCTTCCTTAGCGATTTTAACGATGTCAGCGTCATCCCCATCACGCCATTTGTTGATGATGTTTTGAGTAAGGACAAGATGCTGGCTTTCGTCTCTGGCGATGAGAGAGATAATTTTAGCGGATCCCTCCATAACTTTGAGCTCACCAAACGCAAACGAGCAAGCAAATGAGACATAGAATCTAATTCCTTCCAAGATGTTGACATTGACTACTGCCTTGTATAGTTTTCTTTTGAGCTCATAGAGTTGCTCTTCTGCATAGTATACTCCTTCCTGAGCATGCTGCCAGTCATTACTGTTACCGTATTGCTGTGCTGCTTGGATGAAGTCATCATAAGCTTCAGTTACACTCTTCGCCCTAGCCATAATGTTAACATCATCTAGGATGGTGTCAAACACTTCTGTTGGGTCTGCGTAAATATTCTTAATAAGATATGTGTATGAGCGAGAATGAATCATCTCCATCATCTCCCACACAGTCATGGCACCCTCAAGCTCGGGTAAGCTAACGTAAGGGATAAAAGCCATCCCAGGACCACGCCCTTGTACAGAATCCAACATGATCTGGTATTTAAGATTCGATGTGTAGATATGTTTTTGCTCTGGACGTAGTTGTGCATAGTCTGCTCTATCTTTTTGCAAAGAGATTTCTTCAGGTCTCCAGAAGTATCCAAGTTGTTGTTGAGTTAACCTCTCAAACACAGGATACTTATATGTGTCATAACGTTGGATGCCCAAAGGAGCACCGAAAAACATAGGTTGTTGTTTTAGATTTACATGATTGGCATTAAATACCGTCATACCTTTAATCTTTGGTCTGTCTTCTGAATTTAACTTAAATTTTGCAACTGTCACAATCGTCCTCCTCTGGTACGCCTTCTAGAATTGAATTTAATAAACCTTCTACTGATTTTTTCTTCTCGTCTTCGTCATCCGTATCATCTTTCTTAGCATCATATGTATTCTGATAATAAGAAGTCTTCCAACCATACTTATATGTTTTCAGAAAGTCACCAGCCATAACAGAAACTGGGACTTCATTGTCTGGATAATTTTCTGGATTATAACTCCAGTTACCAGAGATTGCTTGGTCAAAGAATTTTTGCATTACAGCAACAATATTAATATAACCATGATTAGACTCCATGTCCCAAAGTAATGTATATACGTTTTTAAGAGACGCATATTGAGGGACAATCTGCTTAAGGACTCCCTTCTTTGACTTCTTAGCGGACAGGAATGCTCTAGGAGGTTCGATTCCATTGGTTGCGTTTGACACAACGGAACTACTCTCCGAAGGCATCTGTGCGGACAGTGTTGAGTTCCTAAGTCCGTAGGATACGATAGATTCTCTAAGACTTTCCCAATCATACTTCAACTCATTTTCTACGATGTCGTCTACATCCTTCTTGTATGTATCAACAGGAAGAATTCCATCAGAATACTTCGTGCGATTAAAGTATCCACAAGCACCTTTCTCTTTCGCCAACTCATTGGATGCCTTCAAGAGATAGTATTGGAATGCTTCTGTCAAGTCATGGACCATCTGTGATGCTGCTGACTCAGAATACTTGAGACCATTCTTTGCTAGGAAGTGAGCAAGACCAATATAACCAATGCCCAATGAGCGTCGATTCTTAGTGGAAGTCTCTGCAGCAAGGACAGGGTAGTCTTGATAATCAATCAATTCATCGAGTGCTCTCACTGAGAGGTCACACAACTCTTCCATCTCATCAAAGTTTTTAATCTTGCCTACGTTTACAGCAGACAAAATACACAAAGCAATCTCACCTTCAGGGTCATCGATATGCTTAAGAGGATTAGTTGGTAAAGTAATCTCTTGGCATAGGTTAGACATACTGACCTTATCTTTGAATGAGGAATGCTCATTGCAGTGGTCAATATTCATCAGATAAAGACGACCAGTCTCTGCTCTCTCCTTCAGGATGCTTAAAATTAATTCCTGTGCCCCGACAGTATTTTTTGGAACAGCATCATTGAGCTCATGCATCCGATATAGAGTGTCAAACTCATCTGTACCAAAAGCATCATAGAGACCTGGTACGTCATGTGGTGAGAAGAGACTAATCTCTTCATTGTTAATGAATCTCTCGTAGAATAATTTACTAATCTGAATAGAATAGTCAAGTTTTCTTACTCGGTTATCTTCACTTCCTTTATTATTTTTTAGGACAATGATGTCTTGGATTTCTTTGTGCCAGATTGGGAAGTGGACTGTTGCGCTTCCACCTCGGATGCCATTTTGAGTGCAGCATCTGACAGTTGCCTCAAACTTTTTAAGGAATGGGACAACACCTGTGTGTGCAACTTCTCCGCCTCTGATTTTACTGTTGATGCCACGGATTCTGCCTGCGTTGATACCGATGCCTGCACGTTGAGCAACGTATCTGCCAATCGCCATATCACTAGAAAAGATACTATCGAGGGAGTCATCAGTATCAACAAGAACACAGCTAGCAAACTGTCGTAGTGCAGTTCGTACCCCTGCCAAAATAGGCGTGGGGACGTTGATTCTGTGTTTGGAGATTGCGTCGTAGTATTTTTTGACATATGAAAGTCGGGTCTCTTCTGGGTATTCTGCGAAGATAGTAGCTGCCACCAGCATATATGCATACTGAGGAGTTTCATATAAAGACCCAGTGCTACGGTCTTGCACCAGATATTTATCCACTACCTGACGTAAACCAGCATATGTGAATAGATAATCTCTATTGTGGTCAATCCAAGAATTTAATTTGGTCCACTCTTCGTCCGAATATTTAGTTGCCAACTCTTTGTCGTAAATACCTTTCGTGATACCTTCGCAAAGATGTGCCCCTAGACTAGGGAATCCATGTTTCCAATCACCACCAAAGACTTGCTTATATAAACCAAAGAGAAGCAAACGAGCAGCAACAAACTGATAATTTGGATTCTCTAAATCGATAAGGTCACTTGCTGAGCGGACAAGAATCTCTTGAATTTCCCCAGTAGTAATACCATCATAAAATTGGATACCTGATTGGATTTCAACTTGCGACGGAGACACCCCTGCAAGACCCTCACAGGCACATTCAACCATTGCATGAATCTTATCTAGGTTAATCGACTCTTCAGACTTGTTACGCTTTTTAACTTTGATACCGTTGCTCATATTTTCTTCCATTCGTTAAACATAAGTTTTGCTTCTAATCCTTGGTAGACATTACATTCTACCATCTTTTGTACATCTCGTCCAGCTAAGACCATATCATTAATATCTTTCTCCTTAGCATTCGATGGCCAAATGATAATCTTCTCACCTTGATTAATCGTCGCCTCATATCTTTGCACGATTTGTTTATTTCTTGGCTCGTTATCGTATACAAATACTCTATCTTTGTATATGTCTTTATCTAGTGTGACATCTGCACCACACATCGCCACACCATTAGACAAGAAAAGAGAGTCGAAAGGACCCTCTGTTACATAGATGGTATTATTAAAGTCTATTCTTTCTAGACCATACAACTTAGAGTATCGTTTGTCTAAGATAGTTGTTATATAACGAAGCTTAGAATTCTTGTCCAGTGACCTGCCTTGGTATCCATATAATTTCCCAGATTGGGAGAGCAGCGGTAAAACAATTCTTGCTTCCTTAAAAGTATTTCCGTTATTTTCCCAAGTGTTGAAATCTTCTGCATAATAGATTTTAGAGAGATATGTCTCTGGTATTTGACGCTGAAGAAGATATTCTTTTGCTGGGTGTTTAATATTTAGGTTTGAGATTTTTTCAAGAGAATCTAAAATTGTAGTGGTTGTTTCTTTCTCTTTGAAGACTGGAGTTTTGAAGTCGAATTTAGGGTCAGCAACCCTTCGACCTTTGCCAGTTGTACCTTCTTTGTATCTCTCCATAATGTATTGGTCATACAAACCAACACTAATGTCTTGTAAAAATTTAGCAAAACTTTTACTCACGCCACAGTTATGGCATTTATAGACATGACTATCTTTATACTGAAACAGGTATCCACGCGACTTGTTTTTTCTCTTCTGAGAATCGCCGCAATATGGACACCTGAAATTGTATAAACCTTTTTTCTTTTGTGAGAAGTTTGTAAGTTGAGGAGAGACCAAACTGATAAATTTGGTATCAATATAACTCATCTTATAGGGGCAAGGGATTCTCCTAACATATTAGCAGTCTTCATATCGTCTGTCAAGACATTCACGATAGGTGGAACCACTTGTAGTATTGCCACAAGGGTCGCAAGGACTGCTCCTGCACCGATAACAAACTTTGCGTTGGCATCCACTTTCTTCTGGATGCCATTGATCCTACTGTTAACCAGTGTATGATCCTTCTCATGCCTATCCTTCATCTCCTCAAGCATACCGATGATAAGTTTATCGGCACGTTCGGATTCATCCAAACGATTTTCATGACGCTCCAAGATTACAGCAACTCTGTTGCTGTTTTCTGAGATTGTTCCTACTGCTCTTTCGAGCTTGTCAAGCATCTCTTTGGAGAGATCTTCATAAATGTCCAGTTTACTTTCTAAAACTGCTAATCTACCAAGACCGAATGCCATGTCTAAACGTTGTACTGTGCGAATTGTAGTGCGTTAGCATACGTTGTAGGATTCATATTAAGGAGAGAGCAAAATTTAACTTTATTCTCGTCATTAAGACCTTCATATGTAGACACAATTTTCTGAGCATCGAATGCAGTCATGTTTTGACTGGTGCCATCTTGAAATTTGACCTGAGCAAAATGTGTCTCAGCATCTCTTCCATAACTACTAGATTCGCCAGCGACTTTCATTGCCTGTGCAAATACGTCTGTTGCATTAGGACCAACATTTTCTGAAATCACATCACCCTCGGGAGTATAAGAATTTTTTTCAACTTGCTTGGTTGCTTTTGTCTGCTTTTCAGCTGCCTTTTTTCTGAAGTCATCAAGACGTGCTTTAACGAGGGTATTCATTTCACCCTGCTTGTCTTGCATTTTCTTCTTGGCGTCCTGGCGCTTCTTCTGAAGCTCCTGTCTACCCTTAAGAGTTTTTTGCTGTTTGATTTGCTTTTGTGCTTTATCAGTGGCAGACTGTTCTGCTTCACTTAATTTCACACTAGTATTCTCTTCAGACATTTTTCCTTTCCTTTTAGATCTATTAGTTAAGATACGGTTTACAAGTTTCCGAGCACTTTTTTTACGTCCGTCAATCCTTTCATCAGATTTCTTACGCTTAAGAAGGCTCTTCCTCTTCTTAGTATTAACAAAAACAAAAGCAGGAGGCATAGCAAGACCGCTACCATCTCCAGCCATCATTTCATTTAAATTAGTTTGAGACTCTTCAGACATCGGTCATCTATATCAGATTTATCTACGCCAAGCGGTAACCTATTTAGGTATTCCATAAATGCCTTCACTGTACCCCAGTATTTACAATCTAATTTGTAAAACAAAAGTGGAGTAGCAGCATCATTAAAGGTATTATATAAAACAATAATATGGTTTAGAATCAAATGAGTTTTCAACTCACCATGCATCTCGTAACGTCTGAGTAATCTTTTGATGTATTTGAATCTCTTCAAATCCTCTTCAAAATCATCATACGTTACGGATGTTGGATTGTTATAATTTTGTATTGCAAAAAATAACCAATTATCATCATTCAATTCATTAATTATCATATCACATTATCATGCGAATGTTAGGCTTGCACCATCAGATGTTACTGTTAAAGCACCGCCACCATCAGAGATTCTGCAACGGAATTTATATCCATCGTAGGTCTCTTTATCAGCATCAGTAATGCCAAGTTCTGGACCGTCGCTACCAGCATAGACTCCAGCATCAGTGATGTTTTTCCAGCGTGTGGTAGAAGCAGCAGTCTGATACTGCCACTGATATCCAAGGGTGCCAGCACCACCAGAAGCAGCTACAGTAAAGGTAATAGCACCAGTTGGGTCTGCCGCGCCAGCAACATTTGAAGGTTGTGTATCAATAGCGATTGCTGCAGGTGCTGCATCTGCTGCTACTGCGTCGTCTGCCTGGTCACCAGCATTTGCTGCTGTCTCAGAAAGAGCAACTAAACATTCCTGACCTCTATAACGTAGAGTGCCATCCGATTGCTCGACAGTATAGTATGCCCACCAACCAGGAGATTTGAATCCTCTAGCACGGTTGACTGCTGTAGTTGCTTCGGTATTATCAATAAAAATTAATTGTCTACCTGCAGTATCCATATTTTCCAAAGTGGTATACCACGATGGACGGGCACCTGCAGAGTCTGTCTTTCCCCATAGAGGCATGGTACAATTCTCCTAACGGTTGTTATATCTAAAGTATATTTATAAAAAAAGGGGCCTATGCCCCTCTGGTTATGCTTCTTCGCGATTATTGATTGCTTTGGTGACAACTTCTAAGAGTTGATCGTCCATATCAGTCTTGGTTAACTTAACTGCCTTAGAAAGAATAACAAGACAGATCTCAACCATCTTCTCACCAAGTTCTTCATTCTCTGGAATGTTTGCGACAGCATCTTTAATAATTTTTGCTGCTAGTGGAAGTAAAAAAGTAAGCATGATTTTTTATCATATAGAATCTGATCTATTTATCCTATCAATATTTCTTCGCTTTCTTACTGCTACCACAAGAAGATTCTTCTTCTACTTTCTTTTCATTTTTCTTCTTGACATTACCTGGGTCGCGGTCATCAATCTCAGGCATGATTTCAATCTTTGCTTTTGCTTCTGCAGCAAGTTGCCACATTTCTTTCATTGACTTCTTACCTTTTCTACCGCGAAGAAGCTCAAAGTCATGTCCATCAATCTTGCCATTCTTGTTAGCATCGATTTTCTTTTGACCACCCTTGAGACCTTCTTCAATCTCAACTTCTTCTTTCTTGCAATCAGGCACTTGCTTACCACCTTTCTTCTTAGTGCCAGTTGCTTTGTAACCTTTCCAGCATGAAGGTTTGTTGGGGTCCATGCCAACATTCTTACGAGCCTGCTTGAGACCTTCTTCAATCTCGACTTCTTCCTTACGATTTTGCTTAGAAGAATTGCAATCGGCATCACCGTGCTCAGGGCAGCAACTACCTGCGCCAGACTTATTACACTTCTCTTCAATCTGACCATATGAAATTTCGCCAGTCATACCTAGTACTGCTCTCTCCATAATGAATTTGGAGAAATCATCATTAACCGTATCGTAAGGTTTCATTTCTTCGACTTCCGTTTACTTTTATTTATAAATGTCTGAACTGTATCTTTTGCTGTAGTTGGATTTTCATCCTCATATCCTTTATGCTCGGTGACATCTTTTACCCAAGCACGAAACATATCACCTTCTTCGGTGACAGCAATAACATAATTAATACCACGGCGATGAATCTTCCCCACCTGCCCATCAACATTTTTTACCCAATCACCTTCAGAGAATACTTCACCAAGACGATAAGATTTCTGTTGGGATTGCTCAAAGACTTCTTTGAATGATTTCATAAACCCATTCCTTCTCTTACTTCCATCATTAATTGCATTTTTTCATTGTCGTCTAATGTGTCTGCTATACCTTTTCTGAAAGTCATAAAGTCTGCATCTTTAGCAGAGGCTCTCATTTTACTCGCAGACATACCAGAAGCACCATCTGCATCTGGGTCTCTTTCACCAGCAGAGACTACATCTAGATTTCTATATGTATATTCAATACCATTGTATTTATCTAACAATGCTTTGTAACTGGATATTCTATCAGACCCAGCAACTAGCGTCAAATCTGTATATGTCCCTTGATACTCCTGCAACAATTTAATAATAGTATTAACATCCTTATTGTAAATAATATGTGCTGCGTGAGTAGGAAACATCTTCTTCATATACTCCACCTTCTTATTAGATGGTAAAGGGTCTTTTGGTTTCTTATTAGTATGAGTAGGATAGATAAAGTAATCATCTCTCTTGGCAATCTTAGCAACTGCCTCAATGAGTTTCTTGTGTCCAATTGTAGGAGGATTAAATCTACCCCACGCTACTACTACTCTGCTCATTTATCTCCTGCTACCCAGTCTTTAGATACATTGAAGTTTGCAACACTGAATGACAATCTGTCTACTAACTTGACTGCATTCGTGTCTTCACTGATAGCAACGAATCCTTCTGGCGCTGTTATCTCATAACCATTATCTGTTTGTAAATATGTGCCAATCTTTTCACCCTTCTCCAGTTTACGGACAAAGAATGTTTTAGCATTCTGCAACGTTGTATATAGTCCCACTGCCTTAATCATCTGTGATTCATTTGCTTCGATAAACTCAAGTCCAGAATATAGTTTTGCAAGTTTAGTTGCCTTTGCCTTGGGTGTTTTCACCTTAGCAACTGCTTTCTGCACCTCTTCCTCAAAGTATTTTTTAAAGTTGTTGACGAACTGCTTGGCATTATTGACCTTACGTCCCTGCCTAACATAGGTATTGAAATAGATTTTTAATCTAGGACCGACAGTCAACTGGTCATTTGCCTCAATTTGTACAGCAACCTCGTCAAGGAATCCACCAGTTGCTCTGACTAAAGATGCACTAGCAGTCTTCATCCTCATGAGTTTTACTTTCTCTGCATCAGTCAACAGGACATCCTTGCCTAACTCATCAATCTCAGCAGACAATACAAGGACATCATTACTGCTCTTCAGTCTTTTAACATCATATCCAAAAGTAGCAGACAATGCTTCAATAGAGCTTCCTCTATAAGTTGTGTGAAATACTACACCAATCTTTGCACGTTTTGCTTTTTCATATAAGTCACTGTCTTCAGGAATGCAATATGTAATCGTGTTTGGTTTGAATGTAATACATTTCTGTCCACCAATAGTTTCAAATTTCTTATCGTCAGTAAAAAGCAAGTCACCCTGTGCTACACCCCTGACACCAAGTTTAGGAAAATACTTTAGAGCATCTTTTAGTTTATCCACCAAACCAGGAGCGTGACCATGATTTACATCAACATCTTCTGGAATAAAATTAATCTTTGCGTCTTTGTTAAAGACAGACTTTGTGCCAACAAAAAATTTATCGGTGCCTGGATATTGACCACAGAAGATAGCAGGTGCGCCATCCCACTTGGTTGTAACTTTAAAATTCTTAGATGGTTTACCAGAGAAAGTATTAGCAAGCAAATCTAAAAACTGAAATGCATCTACTGCACCCTGTTTTCCATCAAACAAGATACTATCTTCTAGGTGCTCTAGGTGTGTATTCTTAGACATCAGTATAGTTTACCGAATGGACCAAAACGATCGCCCTTCTTCTGAGCAAGGAATGACATATCCGTCATGAATTTATTCCTCTTCTCTGTGGGCATGCTCATAAGCACATCTAAAAATTTAAGTTGCATCAACTTAGAAGTAGCAACATGTGCATTAGGAGACCCCAAAACAACTGTGATATTGTTGAGAGCCTTGTCTGTGTCAACCACAGTGTCCACACCCTTACGCTTGAGTCTTACCATCATCTTATCATAGTCACCGACCTCTGCCAAGAAGTCCTTGGGACTCTTTGAGTACTGTCTATGCACATTATCAAACCTGATGCCATAGTCAATCATAAGTTTCTTGACCATATCAACAGGTGCTTTACCCAAACGAGCAGATGCTGCTCCTTCTTGTGTAGGCTCCCATTTTAAATTAGAGAAGTCAGCACTATCATTACCTTTAATTTGAAAGTTATAAACATACTTGGGAGCTTTTACAATCACTCTAGTATCTTGTGTGCCAAAAGAAATAACTCCTTTCTTATCTTCTCCCAAAGATAAATCAATCCTGACTTTATCTATCTCAAAATACATTTGTTTGTATGACTCAAAGTCTGCTTCACTAAGATTGACTTTTTCATACCTCGCTTCTTTACCAGAAACTTTCTTGAGAGATACACCAACAACAATTTCATCTCTAAACAAAGTCCTTAAAATAGCATTCAATTCTTGGAGTGTTTGACTACTACCACCATCAACCAAATCTTTAATTGTTTTTATTGTTTTGTTTTGGTCTCTAATCAACCAGATGTCAGCAGGATTCCAATTATCTTTTTGAGAGATTTGATACTTTTCTCTAATCAAATCTGTAATCCATTTCATGAATCCACCATCACGAATAAATTCTGTGAATCTAGGACTGGAATATTGGACCAGCATTTCTTTTTGCTGCTTATAATAATCATCTAACCAGGAATCATCAAATTCTAATTGAGATAGTTTCCAAATACCTTGTAGTGCTCTATATGCTTGAGTATCTTTCCTGATATCTTCAGCGGAATTATATTTTTTATTATTCTTTAATGCACGTTGTAAGATGTAAGCAGACCCACGCTCTTGTGCAGCAGTAGTTTTAGCATCTGGTGCTCCACCCGCACCAGTCTTTCCTGTAACTTCAAAGACTACTTTCTTATTATCAAGGTCAATCTGATACTTGTCTTTGCCAATTGTGCCACCAGGATTGTTACTAATAACATCATCTAGCATAGATTTATTGAGATAAATCTTATAAGTGCCTTGTCTATTGGTAGGCCATTTAAATCCACTATCATCTTTCTCTGGTCTCAACCAACCAGATGTAGCGACTTCTTGTAATCTAGATTTTAATGCCGCCTTCGCAGGTGATGGCACTAAAGATACTATTTGTGCTATACTAGCAGGTTGTTTTGCCATATAAAAAACCTCCCCCAAGTATTTAGGGAAGGTCGCGCAAACCAAGAAAATTCATATTGATATTATATCTACCCATAGAATTATCACTACAGGTTGTGCTCTTATGTGGTTGATATGGGTTGAATAAAAGTAATCTATTTTCTACAGATTCAATCTCAGTGCCATCATCAAATATTGTTTTACCGTTATTAGTATTCAAATAAAATATAGCACCACAGTGGTCGAAGTTTCTGTCCTGATGATACTGATGCTCTACAACTTTATCTGTAGGAGGATACCAATTTGCTTTGACTCTTATGATAGCAAGAGGATTTATTTTTTCTATCACAGGTAAAAACAAATCAAACATGGGACTGTTTGGTTTGTAATCCACATACAACATGTGAGTCAAATAATATTCTCTATCTTCAGAATTACCTGTAATAGAATGATTAATAAACCAGGGAAAAGATTCTGGATTAAAAATAGTATTTTGAATATTAAAAAAACTCCTCGCATCTATGAAGTTATCAATGACGAGAGGAGACTCTATTTTATTCTGGATGCTTACTTTTTTCATTTTCCTCTTTTACTTCCCATGACCCGCCAACGCCACCATCCATGTTGACAACAATGTCTTGTGGTTTTGAGTGATGGGGAGAGTGTTCTCTATCCATGGGTTGAGACTTAGTGTCATCATTACGAGAAAGGTTTTTAATCACAACGAATGCATCCTTGTTATACTTGCGAGTGCCTATTGGGGACTGCCATTTGTGGTTATAATCATCACCAACATCAATCCCAGAAACACAAGTACCACCAATCTCAATAGCGATGTGG